TTTTGAATTATTTTTACCCGAAAGAAACGTGTTAGGAATTACAAGTGTATTACTTAAAGACGGAACTCAATACGCTAACGTACCAACAACTCAAGAATTTTTATCATTGGATAATAGATGGTATGAGGTTAAAGCTTTAGTAGAAGACAGAGTCTTTGTAGAAGACCCAACTAAAGTATCAGATAACCCCGCAATAAAAGTGGGAAAATATTTAACAGTACAAAATAAATTTATCAGTGAATTCACACCTGAAGGGTTTTGTAAACTAACCTTTGGAGGAGGTTCACAATCTGCTGATGAACAACTAAAAGAATTTGCGAGAAACGGACTTAAATTAGACCTTTATAAATATTCTAATAATTTTGCGTTAGGTAGTACTTTAAAAGCAAATACAACTTTATTTGTGCAATATCGAATTGGAGGTGGTACAGGAAGTAATTTAGGTGTAAATGTTATTACTCAAATAGGAACGGTATCATTTTTTGTTAATGGACCTTCACAATCAATGAACACAAATGTTATAAATTCTTTAAGGTGTAATAACGTAACCGCGGCAATTGGTGGTGCTAACAATCCAACAATGGAAGAAGTTAGAAATATGGTGGCGTTTAATTTTGCTGCCCAAGATAGAGCTGTAACTATTAATGATTACGAATCAATAATAAGAACTATGCCTTCTAAATTTGGAGCGCCGGCAAAAGTAAGTATTGTTGAGGAAAACAATAAAATAAAAATTAAGATGTTAGCGTATGATGACACTGGAAATTTGACAGAAACTATATCAAATACGTTAAAAAGTAATGTTGCTAATTATTTATCAAACTACCGAATGATAAACGACTACATTTCAATAGAAACCGCTAATGTTATTGATTTAGGTATTAATATTAGTGTTGTTTTAGACGGTGCTCAAAACCAAGGTTCAGTTATATCACAAATAGTTAATGTTGTTTCTAATTACTTTGCACCAGGAAATAGAGAAATGGGTCAAAATGTCAATGTGTCCGAAATAAGGAGACTAATTCAAAGTCAAAACGGAGTTATTACAATATCAGAAATAAAGTTCTTTAATAAAGTGGGAGGTCAATACTCTTCATCACAAACATCCCAAAGATATGCGGTTCCGGCAACAAGAGAAATTGAATTAGTTGACGATACAATATTTGCAGAACCAAGCCAAATGTATCAAGTTAGATTTCCAAGTAAAGATATTGTTGTTGCTCTTAAAAATCTAAGAAACACTAATTTCTCCTAATAAATTTATTTTAAAAAAACTTAACTTATCTTTTTGAAAATAGACCATAAACTATTTATCTAAAAAGATTTTTTATATAATGCCGAATTCAATTAGGATTAGAACACAAGTTGGAGTTGATAAATCAATCAGAGTTTTATTAAACCAAGATTTTGAATATTTGGAGATATTATCTCTAAAAATATTACAAAGTCAAATATACAACAGACAATGTTCTGATTACGGAGTAGTTGTTGGTAGAGTTACCTCAAATAACGGATATGGAATCCCAAATGCTAAAATTTCAATTTTTATTCCTTTAGACCAAGAAGATGAAACTAATCCGATAATTTCTGAATTATATCCTTATAAATCATTAAGTGATGTAAATGAGGATGGTTATAGGTATAATCTATTACCTTATGTTAAATCTTATAGCGAACACGTTCCAACAGGAACTTTTTTTAATAGAAAAGACGTATTAACAGAACCATCGTTAATTGAAGTTTTCGATAAGTATTTTAGATATACTGCGAGAACCAATGATAGTGGCGATTTTATGATTTTTGGAGTTCCTGTGGGACAACAAACAATACATGTTGATATTGATTTATCAGACATTGGTGAATTTTCATTATCGCCTCAAGATTTGATAAGAATGGGTGTTGCCACAGAATCTCAGATTTCAGGAACAAAATTTAGGTCATCTACAAATTTAGCAGAATTACCTCAAATAATTTCTATTAATAGGGTTATACAAGTAGAGCCATTATGGGGTCAACCTGAGATTTGTAATTTAGGTATAACAAGAACAGATTTTGATTTAACTGATGAGGCTAATATAACAATAACCCCGACCGCAATTTTTATGGGTTCTATATTTTCAGATATAGATACAATGGCGTTAAAATCAAATTGTAAACCAAGATTAAAACAAGGTGAACTATGTAATTTAATTGCCGGTCCTGGAGAAATACTAACTATAAGACAAACAATATTTCAAGACACATTAGGAAGACCGTTTTTAGAATCTTTTGATTTAGAATCAGGAGGACAAGTTATTGATGAAAACGGAACATGGCTTGTTGATATACCAATGAATTTAGATTTTGTTACAACAAACGAATTTGGTGAAAAAGTTTTATCTAACGACCCAAAAATTGGTGTACCCACTAAGGCAAAATATAGATTTAAAATAAAATGGAATCAATCTCCAACATTAAATGAAGACACAAAGAGAGGTTATTATTTAGTACCAAATATCAGAGAATTTGGTTGGGATTCCGGAGGTAATACAGTTATTAATCAAACATTACTTCGTAAATCATACGCATTTAGTATTAATTGGGACGATTATGTTGACCCTCAATCAGGAATTAATTGTGAAGATTCATTTTATGAAATGGCTTATAATAAAGTTTATTCTGTTTCACAATTAATCGATAAACACAGACAAGGTACATTACCAAATAGGTTTGTTAGTATAAAGAATATATTAGATGAAAGTTGCGAAAGCGAAAATAACAGATTTCCAACAAATGATGCGGTATATAGAGGAGATATTATATTCTTAATATTTTTATTTTTTATCAGTATATTTCAAATTATAATGTTACCACTGGTTGTGGTGATTCATGTTTTATATGTTCTAATAATCATTGTAAAATACTTGGGTATTTTTTTGGCTGCTCTAAGTTTTTATTTCCTACTTAAAGAAGTATCTTCGGCAATTGCTGCTTTAAATATTGGTGTCGTTACCCCTGCCGGACCTGTCTCCCCAAATTTTAAATTATTTTTTATATCCCTTAAAAAGGCTATTGGTTGGGGATTAGCAACCGTTGCTTTTGCATTTT